CAATTAGTATTAGGAGAATACACAATGTCTAAGAATTTTTCATTAAATCAGTTGACCGAAGGAATTCGTCAACGGCACTTGGGTCTCGCTAATCGCCGACTAGTCGAAAAGTGGTCCCGCACGGGCCTACTTCGCGGTCTTGATGGCGTTAATCGAGAAAACATGGCAATGCTCATGGAAAACCAAGCGTCTCAACTACTTCGTGAGGCTAACTCGCTAGGTGCTGGTGCTGGTAATACAGCAGACGGCCAAGGTGATATCCGGGGTTTCACAAATATTGCATTCCCAATCGTACGTCGGGTCTTTGGTGGCCTGGTTGCAAACGATTTGGTATCAATTCAGCCAATGAGCCTTCCTTCTGGATTGCTTTTCTATCTTGATTATGCCTACGGGTCAAGCCAAGGTGGCGTTAGTTCAGCTGTTGATGGTGGAACAAGCGATGGTGGTTCAGCAACAACTGAAACGACCTACCAGTCTGGAGAATCAATCTATAATTCCCCAGCTGGAGCCGGCGTTGCTGCTGGTTCTGATGGTCTTGGTGGTCATGCCAACCTTGCTGGTAGCGGTTTTTCCAAGGTGCATAAGCAACTATCAGGTACAACTGCTGGCTCTGATGGTGTAACTATCGTAGCTAACAGCCACGGTGGTCACCAGGGTGGTAACTTCGCCGCGGGTACTGAGCTTGGTGTTACATCAGGCGGAGACCCACGCGACTTGAAGTTGATTCAATTCGATCCCACAGTTATTGCTGCTGCGGATGCAGGGGTAACCTTAAACCTTCAGACCGTTTGCCTCCCAACGTCTTCATTGACAGCGGCTGGTTGCGATCTTTCTATGATTAAGGATATCGCAGTTTACCCAGGTGGTACTTCTGCTGCATTACTTGGTGTTCCAGATGCTGTCCAGACAGGTGGCAGTGGAGTTTGTAACATTCGCCGGTTGAACCAGCGTGGTACATTGCTACTTACTGGTAATGATCGAACATTCACCCCTGACGCAGTCAATGGTGGCCATGTTCTTTGTATCGTTAACACAGACGGCAATGCTCAGGTTAATGCTGACAACCCCAGCGTTTCATTCGTTATGTCTCCGGCACGTTATAGTGGAGACTCTGGTGATAGCCTAGTTGTTCCGGCTTTTGAGTCGAACTTCGGTACTGATCCAGCTCCGGCGATTCCAGAGATTGACATCAAGATCGAGTCTGTAGCTGTTACAGCCTCAACTCGTAAGTTGCGAGCTCGCTGGTCTCCAGAATTGGCCCAGGACCTCAATGCTTATCACAGTCTTGATGCCGAGGTTGAGCTTACCCAGATCCTTTCTGAGCAGGTTGCTCTAGAAATTGATCGCGAGATTCTCAATGACCTCCTTACACAGGCTGCAGGCGCTAACCTTTATTGGTCACGTGCTCCTGGCAACTTTGTTGTTAAGGATACAGGTGCTGCACCATCTCTTTCCACCGGAGTTGCTCCAAGCTTCACTGGTACGGTTCGGGAATGGTATGAGACTCTAGTTGAGACAATCATCGATTGTGCTAACACTATCCACCGTAAGACGCTTCGCGGCTCCGCCAACTTTATTGTTGTAGGTCCCGATGTTGCGACAATCCTTGAAGCCTCAGTGCTTTATCGACCCTCTTACAGCTTGGATGGCGACGGCCAGGTTGGTGCTCCTTTCACACTCGGTTGTGAAAAGGCCGGTACCCTTAGTAATCGCTTTACGGTCTATAAGGACCCCTATTTCCCACGAAATAAGATCCTTGTTGGTTACAAAGGTGGAAGTTACCTGGAAACAGGCTATGTATATGCACCTTATGTACCACTTATCGTTACTCCGACGATTTTCGCCCCTGAGGACTTTACTCCTCGTAAGGGTGTCATGACTCGCTACGGTAAGAAGATGGTCCGAGCGGACTTCTACGGTACTGTAACGGTTCTCGACCTCAACGTCATCTAATAGATAACAAGAGTTCAAATTTCAGCGGGCGGCCTTTTAGGCCGCCCGTTTTGTTTTTGGCAGTTTTCAAATATTTCATTACGCACTTACTGTCAGCCCGGTGCCGTGCCCCATATTTATTCTAGAGAATACACACTGGAGCAATAGATGGCAACGTTTCTAAATACCCTAAATCCTACTCCTTTTGGATTTTTCGACGCTGACCAAGGATTTCAGTTTGAAGCTGATGCATTGGTAACATTTGTAAAGCGCAAGCTTGGTGATGATATTCTTAGTGTCGAGCTTACAAAGAAGCAGATATGGGCATGTTTTGAAGAGTCATTTTTAGAATATGCCTCAATTGTTAATCAATACCAGGCACAGTCTCACTTAATGAACCTGCTAGGGTTACCAACCGGTAGTTTTATGTCTGGAAGTACAAATGTAGGCCCCAATGGTATAGAGCAAAAATTTCCATTAGAGAATCTTGAGTTCATGCTTCGCAGGGCAGAACCATATGCTATGGAGGCAGGCATAGGGGGCTCATATAACACAGTATCAGGTTCAATCCAATTACAAACTAATGTACAGGATTATGACCTATATACTGACCTGGTGGATACCGACGGTGTAGCATTATACGATAATGCCGCAAATACACCCCAGACAAAAATGAAGATAATGGAAGTATATCACTTCTCACCCCAGGCTGCATATAGATTTTTTGACACGACATCAGCAATTAATTACCTAAATAATGAGTTTTCATTCGAGTCATTTACTCCGGAAACAGTATTCTATGTGCTACCTGTTTTTGAGGATATATTACGTGCTGGGCAAATGGATATTTCAAATAGGGTAAGGAGATCCAACTACTCATATCGGACGTCTGGTACAAAAATACGAATCTTTCCGATGCCCACCGCTGTCTCTCCTCAAAAATTGTGGATAAGAATTGCATACAGTCCTGACCCATTGGCACCAAGCTATACAGATGAACAAATTTATGGTGTTAGTAATTTATCCAATGTACCTTTCGGTAATTTTCAATTTAATAGAGTTAATAGCATGGCAAGGCAATGGATCCGCCAATATACTTTAGCTGGTTCCAAAGAATTATTAGGCTTAATTCGCTCAAAGTTTAGCTCTGTCCCAATTCCGGGTGCGGATTTACAATTAAATGGATCTGACCTTGTTGGAAATGGCCGGGAAGAGAAAGAGAAATTAAGGACCGAACTCAAGGAAATGCTTGAAACATTGACTTATAGCAAAATGATTGAAGAAGAAGCGGCAACAGTAGAGAATATGCAAAAGATTCTTCGCCATATTCCAGTGCCAGGTGGTAAGGCTATAATAATAGGATAAGAACATGGCCAGATTATTCATTACACCAAGAGAAGTAGATTTTATAGCTGATATTACCAAAGAGGTAACTAAGGATGTTGTAGGTCAAAAGATTTTCTATTATAAGATCCGAGAGGACCTTACTAATGTACATGATGTATATGAAGAAGCACCTGAGAAAGTTTTTGATCCACCAGTAGAGCTGGAAGCATTGGTAGAGTGGGAGCCCCAGGTTTGGAAAACCGGCAGATTCGGGTCAGAAGAAATGTCAACAATATCAGTCAATCTACAAAGTCGTGATTTATTAGATAAGGAAGTTGTTGTTAAGGAGGGTGACTATTTTAGTTATGGTGCACTCTTCTTTGAGATAACATCAATTGTTGCTGATAAAAATATCTACGGCCAGGTTGAACACAAGACAGGGGTAAAACTGGTAGGTAAGCAAGCTCGCCGAGGCCTGATTGATATGAAGCCAATTGGCCCAACAGATGAATCACATACGGATGATGATGCGGTACAAACAGAATTTGTCCAACAACGAGGCCAAGAAGAGAATAAGCTTGGTCCGACAAATGATGTCAGACAACTACAGAAAGATGGAAAACTTGATGCACCAATTTCAGGACCTCATGAAGTTTCAAATGAGGCTACTGAGGTTGCAACTACGGATTCTGCATTCTATGGAGATGATTGCTAATGTCGACTAGGTTTAGTAAAGAGCATGAAGATGGAAACTCTGTTGCGACAGGATATGAGGGTTATAACATTCCAGATGATATGCATATTCCATCTTGCACTGTGGAGGATGTTGACAGGGCTGTATTCAATTTGTTCAATAAAGACCTACCTCTAATTTTTGAGTATAAAAATGCATCAAAACGAATTCCAGTAATTTTTGCTACCGGTGAACGTTTTGCCGTCCTTAGGCGTAAGCGTCCACTAAGAGACAAACATGGTGCATTGGTTCTTCCACTAGTATCAATCATGCGGTCTGGGATTGCACAAGATGTTGATAAAGGTATGGGCCCAGGGCAAACAGCACCACTAACGATTAGAAAGAGGCTATCCCCAAGTGACCCATCCTACCAATCATGGTTGAATAAATTGGGGCTACAAAATCAAGATAATTTAGTGACCGCGAAACATATCGTTGGTGGTGATGGTGACGGTGCCGAACCAGGCACAATTGCTACAAGGGGAGGCAGGGAATTTAGGCGTAACTCTGACGGTAGGATGCTTAATCCCTCGTTAGGAAAGAATGTGTTTGAGATTATAACAATACCTCCTACAAAATTTTTTAATGCATCATATGAAATAACAATGTGGGCCCAGTATACCCAACAAATGAATGATATGATTATGGGAATAATGAGCTCATATCAGAATAACCATCGGCGCACATTCAAATTAGAAACAGATAAAGGGTACTGGTTCGTTGCATATATTGATAGTGAGTTTAGTCCTGGCAGCAATTATGATGATTTTACGGATGAGGAAAGAATAGTGAAGTATACTTTCACGCTTTCAGTTCCTGCATATATAATTGCTAGTAATCATCCCGGCGCAATGAACCCACTTAGAAGATTTATTTCTGCACCTACAATTCAATTTACCGGTACAGAAATAATGGGGGATATTTTTACCCCAATTAAAGGTGGCCCACCAAGCGGCTATCCAAACAGCTATATTTTAGATAATCTTGCAACAGTTGATTCTTCATCTCCAGGAGATGGTATAGGATCTTCATCAATAGCATCTGCTATGAGTGCTGCAGGGTATGACATTCCTGGCGGAAGTTTGGCAACTCCCGGTGCTGGGGCAATAAGTAATATAAGAGAACAGACATCATTAGGCGGTAGTTCAACGCGCTCGGAAATAAAAATGTATAAAGTAGTTAAAGATCCATTCACTGGCCAACAGACACGAAAGATCGTAAAGATAAAGTCTAAAGACCAGCGAAGCGGAGAGACTGTGTATAGGGGAGGATTAACCATTGACCTTGGTAAATTATGCTAGGTTGAATGAGTCGAACCCAAGAAGTTTGAGTATCTACCCAATACTTAGATAAGAGTGACATGAGCCCAAGGAGAAACTTTCATGGCTGAGCAAACATTCCGATCACCCGGATTTTTTGAAAA